TAATTACCAGAACCACAAATCCCGATATTCACATATTAGTTGCGGAAGGAAACTACAATATTCTTCGTCAGCATCCCGTCTTTAGTATAATCATTCAAACATGGCGTCTACATCGTCATTGATTATGAACTCTAAATAGAGTACATGGCCCATCTCCTTGCCACCATAGGACCCCGCATTATCATACCCACTTTTTTTGTCGGTCAGAAAATCCGAACCATGACAGATATCGGCAAGATTTTTCAAACGGTGGCCTTCTCGGCGTTCTTTGTGACCTCTGTGGTTATGATGTTTCAAGGAGACATCTGGCTTTCCCTCATTCCTGGAGTCGCAGCGCTCTCCTATTTTTCTATGCTAGAGGATCCAGACAATACACAGACCTACAGGTATGCGAATTGGTTAGTAACGACCCCTCTCATATTGATAGCGATTCTCTTTGCGAATCATAGTTCTCTTTTTCTAGTGCTCAGTGTGGTGATTCTGGATCTTCTTGTGATTGGTTCTCGCTATCTCGCTGTTCGAGAACCCGATATCAAGAAAAAATGGGGCCTCTTTGCTGTCAGTGGTCTCCTTCTCATTCATATTCTGTATGTCCTATTCCAACAAAAGAATTATAGGATAGCCATCTATCTCACAATACTGATTTGGATTCTGTATCCTGTTGTCTGGGCTGTAGAAGAAACACATCTACTAACAGAAAAAGTAATCACCTGTACTTATTCTGTCTTGGATATGATTACAAAGGTGGGACTCGTGTATTTGCTCCAGGCTTAGGCACTCATAATTCTGCGAAAGTAGAATAGATAGTTCGGAGACCCAAAGCGAGGACCCGGTCGGCCCATCATGCCCTCCTCCAGACTCTGGCTCATGGAATCATCAATCCACCACCACTTGTTCGTGACAGGGTGGGTCACTTGCGCCGAGTAATGCCCACCCCCCGTCCCTCCATGGTGGTCCGAGATGCCCCGAATCTCATACGTCCAGTTCTTGCTCTCATGGTCCGACTCGGGTGCGAAATGCTCTCGGAAGCACAGGTTCTCTCCCGCATAAGGCACTGTCGTATTGTCCTTGGATCCATCGGGATTGAAGCGCTTCAGACCGATAAAGAGGGACGAGGGAAGTCGCCAGATATGGGCATATGTCTTGGCCGGCTGGCGCTTGTCCAGCGCCTTGCGGCAAGGAACACACTCATACTCGTCAATCGTGTCTGGGGCACACTCGGACTTTATCCAGTCATGGAAGGTGGCACCCCTACACGGTACCTTGAAGACATTGAAGGTCTCCCAGCGATAGGACTTGTTGTGACAGGTGTCGCATTCCACGGTCTTGCGCATGAGGCCAAAGAACAGGTCCACAACAGGGCTGCGGTGGCGAGCCAGGAAGGAGGACCAGCCCACGGCGGCCAAGGTGGTCATGGACGCGCCCTCGGGAGCGTCCTCTACCGTCTCCTTGGAGCCGGCCTTCTCATTGAGCGCCTCGTGGAAGTGGTCCAGAAGATACACAAGATACTCGTGGCTGTCATGCTGCATGGGCCGGCCAAAATTCTCATACACGGTGCCCTTGACGGCCTCACGGATACAGTTGAGGAAGCCATTGGGTCGGACATAGGCGGGGCGATGGGCCGACCACATGCTCTGTATCAGGTCCTGGTAGCCGAGAAGAATCTTGGCATAGATAGTGTCCTTGTCTCCAATGGCGGATTCCAAGTTCTCACGCATCACATAGGCACTCCACTCAGGCACACACCGAAGCAGTTGGATAGTGGCATTGGCATAACAGGTGGCTCCCATGTTCTGAAGACCCACAATCCCCTTTGTCTCTGGATTGGGAGGAGGAGGTGCTGTTGCTACTGTTGCTACTGTTGCTACTGTTGCTACTGTTGCTGCTGCTGTCTTTGTTTCTTCTTTCTCTTCCATTTGTATCAGTACGTTGAAAGGGGCTTAAGTGCTGATGGCAGTAGTTTGTTAGGGTTCAAAAAAATGGCAAATCAAACTTCAATTTTTAATGTAGGACTTTTGGATGATTTACATAAATACTTTCCTGACCTTCTATACAATTCCAGTCGGTTTCACACGGTCCAGGATGTTCTGTTGTATGTTCAAGAACAGGCAAAATCCAGGTTCAATCTCTTTGACTATGGGGCCCGACAGTATGCTCAGGGATCAACAGCAACAACAGCAAGAGGCAATGTAGTGATTCAACCCAGTAATCAAACAACAGAGCGTTGTAATTGTGCTGTCTGTATGCCTCCTGTGATTAATACACCTCAGAGACCAGCACCGGTTCTCACTACTCCTCCCCCTCCTCCCATGAATCCTCGTATGGGACGACGAACACACTTTTCTCCATTAACCACCTTCTATTCTCTGGAATCCGAGTTACTAGAACCGTCCCCTTCTACAACGGAATTAAGTGCCATGAATTCCCTCCTATCTCTTTTTTCCATGCCGATGGGACAAACGATTTACAATGCCATGGAAAATGTCATTATACGACCGACACAGGACCAGATAACCAATGCCACTAGCATTCTTACAGTCACAGATACAAGCGATAGTACCTGTACTGTGTGCCAGGATCCAATAGAGCCCGATGTACCGGTTCGTCGTATCAATCAATGCGAGCATCAGTTTCATAAGGCTTGTATTGACCGTTGGTTTGAACGAAGTGTGTTTTGCCCTATGTGCCGACTAGATATTCGGGATATACACTCGGGTACAGGCGAAGCCACCGTTGGTACAGGGGGCACAGGCTCAACACAATAAAAATAAATGTGTAATGGCCAAACCACATTTACTTGTCCACAGTAAGAACACTGAGATTGTCTGGCAAGACAGGAATCACGAGACTGTAATGGCTCTCAATATCCTTCATCTTGGTCATCTCGTCCGCGCCAGCAATCAGATTGATGGAGATACCCTTACGACCATAGCGGCCACACCTGCCAATACGATGGAAGTAGTCCTCGCGGTCCATCGGCATCTCGTAGTTGATGACTACGCTCACCGCCTGAACATCAATGCCTCTGGCCAACACATCTGTACTGATGAGGATACGCACCTTGCCTGTACGGAAATCGTTCATGCGCTTCTTACGCTCCGCCGGCTCCATCTCACCATGGATATACTCCAACGTGAAGCCGTCCTTGGTCATGGCAGTCGCCAGAATCTCCACCGTGGTCTTCTTGTTGGCGAAGATGATGCCCTGGCCAACCGACATGTGGGTATACAGGTCCGCCAGAACGTCCTTCTTCCACTCGGCCTGCTCACAGTCAATGTGGTACTGCTTGATACCCTCCAACTTGACCTCCTCAGTCGGAATCAGAATGCGCACAGGGTCCTTGAGATATCGGTCGGCAACATCTAAGACCTCCGCAGGCATGGTGGCCGAGAACATGCCAAGGCTGGCACTATCTGGAAAGGCGCCTGTGGCCAGAATCTCACGAATCTGCTCGGCGAAGAGGTCCTCCAACATCTTGTCAGCCTCGTCCAGAATGAGCCACTGGAGATGCTTGAGATTCATGCGGTGTTGCTGGCCACGTCTCTTATCGCCACAGAGAAGTTCATAAATGCGACCAGGAGTGCCGACAACGACCTGGGCACCATTGCGCAAGGCCTTGTAGTCCTCGGCGACAGGGGTGCCACCGGTGGCCGTCATCACCTTTATGCCTGTCACATGCTCAGACACCTTGAGGTACTGACCGATGCCGCGGATCACATCGGCAGTCTGATTCGCCAATTCACGGACAGGATTGATAATCAGGACTTGCGGGGCCTGGATTGTCGGATCTATACAGTTCAAAGCACCAATCACGAAGGTACCCGTTTTGCCAGTACCGGATTGGCTCTGACACATGATATCTTTGCGAGCCATCATGGGTTTGATGGCCAGGCGCTGGGGCTTAGATGGAGTTGTAAAGCCATAACTGTAGATACCACGGAGGATGTCGTCGTCCAGGTCCATGGTGTCAAAGGAGTCGTGAGGGACGACTTCGTATTTGGAGGAAGAAGAAGAGGAAGAATTGCTCGTACTGGAGGTACTTGCGGAACTGCTATCTGAGCTAGTAGCAGAACTACTAGCTGAGCTAGCAGCAGAAACAGATAGGATACGGGGCTCTGATTTAGAACTCATTGTGTTATCTGATAAAGTGATTAAATTGATTTGGGTAGCAATCATGTGTATCTTATATATTTACAAATGTTTAAGTTCAAATTTTATTTGTTTAATCCCTTTAAACTATAAAAAATGTTGGCTCGCTCTGAATAGTCAGTATTTTAGATGTTCTAAGGAACATCTAAAATTTGAATCCAGTTTAAAATCCATTGAAATTGATAGGATAGACAAAATGGGAGACGATGGGCCTGAGGATATTGATTTTGGTGACGCAGAGGAGGGACCTGATGAGGAGATAGAGGATAACACGGAGTTGGAATTTGGAGTAGCAAATATACCCGGGATCAAACCAGAACTCAAGAAATTATACGGAAATCATCCCGAACTCATCATTGACTATACCGAGTCATTGATCAATCGCATACCGCTCAAGGTTGTTCAGCCTTCCGATAATAAACCGGATCCTCAGCATACCACCTATCCCTTTGTGACACTGTATGAAAAGACAAAGGTGATTGGCTTGCGGGCCAATCAACTCAGTCAGGGCGCTCGTCCGTTCATTGTTGTGCCGAAGGAGATTACCGATGTGCGAGACATCGCACGTCTGGAGTTTCATCAGAAGCGTCTCCCCTATATTATTAAGCGACCCTTGCCCGATGGAACCTTTGAAGTATGGAGACTGGCTGATTTGATGATTCTCTAAGGTCTATTTACGCGCATTTCGTTTCTTTGGACTGACGGAGTGAACCTTCCGTGCCTTTGTTTTACATATGAATATTTGAAATTGAGTCTCATGGAGAAGAGAAGGGGCTACAGGAGAGAAAAAAGCCGGGATTTTTTTCGAGTCCTCTTTTGCCTCAGCCTTTGATTCCATGGAACTCTGCTACTTATTCCTTTGAAAAAGAATGCCAAAGGTATGCTTAATTCGTCCACCGACTTCCACAATTCAAGCAACTAATAAAGCAGGTCATCGGCTCATCTGCCGACCTCGTCTGTAATTCATAATAGGTACATTCCTTCTTCTTACAGCGCTTACACTTGAAGCGGTCCGTGGCCCGGCTCTTATTCCCCTCCAGAATCTTCTGCTCCCGAACCAACATCTTATCCGCCAATTTCCCCCACATTTCCGGATACATTTCATAGGCCGTCATGCGACTAATCTGCTCCAAAGGAAACTCCCCTTCCTTCACACGTAGCAGGAGTCTCCCATTTTTGACAGGACTCGAGGGGTGAATATTCCACAGAACGGTACGTACATGCGTCCTGTAGATTTCAGAGAACAGGGGGGACTTCCAGGACCGCGGAACATAGTGCTTCTTGGCCAATTCTCCCGCATGCTCCAGAATGGCTTTTTCAAAGGCCAGAATGGCCACGGAATCAAAGTCTGTCTCCAGGAACTTGAGTTTCTCCAGACAGGATTGGCGAAGAAGGTGAGAGGAAGGGGGTGTATTTACATCAATCTCCTCCTTAAAGGCATTCGCATCCAACTTGAGATTGAGAGAGATCACCTTCTTGCGCTTCGTAATAATGGGCTCTGCCTCCATCTCCTCCTCTTCCTCCATTTCCTCGTCTTCTTCCTCCTCCTCTTCCTCCTCCTCTTCTGCCTCCTTTTCCTCCTCCTTTTCCTCTTCTTCCTCCTCTTCCTCCAACTCCTCCTCTTCCTCTTCTTCCTCCTCCTCTTCCTCCTCCGTTCCCTCCTGAAAGGCCTCCCACTCCTCAGAACCATAGGGAAGAGGATTCATCCATTCACCCCTGTGTGCGATCACCAGAATGTCTCCAAAGATCTTATCAGTATTGTCGGGAATTCCAAGATTGGTTTTGTTCTCGGTTCCCGCCTTACCCTTCGTATATCCAAACAGGGTCAAAAGGAGGCCCGCATCGGTCTTCAAGGTTCCCAAATCCTCGGGAATATCCTTCTTCCGCAAATACTTTTGAAGAATGTCTAGATTGAGCAGGCCGTCTTCCAAGGGCAGATTGGCCTTCCTGACATCCCCCTTGGTTGTCAATACAATGGTGGTCAAGGGCATTTCCTTTACTATAGAGTTCAAGGCTTAAATGGCCTTCA